TTTGTACTAACTGAATCAAATATTACAGTTACACGCTTAACCCAACTAGGGATGCTAGTAAAGTCAATGCTTGTACCTGATGTAGAAGCTACGGCAGTACCAGCAATAAACGCACCGCTATTGCCTTGAACTCCAGTAGTACCGTTAAGTTCTAGTGCCATAATTACACTCCAGCTTTAAGACTACGCAAATCTTCTAAAGTTGTTGCAGTATCAGCTAAAGCAGTTACATCACGCAGACGATTCTTCTCAGCCACGATTGCAGTAGTGTCAGCATTAGCTTCTTGTGCCCTTTGGAACGCTACATCTTGTGCGGCTAACAAAGGCTCACGCTCTGCACGCAAACGCTTTTTGGTGATGTCTTTAGCTTTAGCTAGACTAACAGTAACTACTCCGTCAGCTAGTTCCCAAGCATCAAAGAAATCATTATCTCTTGGTAGGTCAGAAGTGTTTACGATTAAAGAACCTTTAGGGGTATCTTTAGTCTGAACATCTTGAATGGAGATTTCGCCAGTAGGGATGCAAACTGATACACCGCCATTGTCGTTAGTAAAAATAATTGCTTGTGTCATTTTGATTCCTTTTAGTTTCCAAATACAGCGATATTGGCATAAGTGGGGTCAAAGTTTGAACCACCACTACTTAATGTTGCAAATATAAAAGCACTTGTTGTTGGTGCAGTTACAACCCCTGTTGATGGAGTTTGAAATACTGAAACCGCACCTGAGTTTGTTGCCAAAGTTCCGCAAGAACTTCCAACAGGAACATAACCTGTATCAGTCATTGTGGTGGTAAAAGTAAATGTAAAAATACCTGAAGCACTTCTTGTAATTGAAGAACAATTAAATGATTTAATAATTAATACAACTCCAGCTATGTCAGTAAATTGAACCCAAGCCTTTGCAGGGCCTCTAATACAGTTAGTAGAAGAAGTGCTATTAGTGCCGTCTGATAGTGTTGATATTGTTAGTGTGCCAGCCATGATTTAGTTCCCAAAAAATGCAACAGTTACAGGGTTTGGGTCAAATAATCCTCGACCTGCGTTTGAACCATAAGATGCAATAATTCGGCAGCTAGAAGTTGTTGTGTTAGTGGTAGATTGAAAACTAACGACCCAAGCAACACCATCAGTAGTTGATGTTCCGTTTCCGATTGACCCACTCATTACATAATTAGCATTAGGCATAGCAGTAGTAAAGTTTACTGTGTAATCGCCTGTCGCATTTCTAGTAACAGAGCTAACATTAAAGCTGTTGTTTAGCACTACTGTTCCGCTAGATGGGTTAAAGTTTGCCCAAGCCTTGCCAACGCCTGTCATGCCATTTTGCGTGGCTAAGACACCGCTACTATCGTTCAAAGTCGAGATTGTTAATTTCCCAGCCATAATTTATCCTTTGTTTTCAGTATTTTACTCTAGACAATTACCCATGTCGAATTTGTCGGCACGGTTACGGTAATTCCAGTATCAATGGTTATAGGGCCAGCCGAACTAGCGTTTTTACCTGTAGGGATTGTATAGTCTACGGTTACGGTTTGATCGTTTAAATTAAATACTTGGTTACCGCCACCACCTGTAGCACCACCGCCTAATTGACCCCATGCACTAGCAAAATAACCCTCAAATTGAGCGTTTGTGCTGTTGTAACGGATCATTCCAGTTGTCGGGCTAGGTTGTTGTCCTGTTGTTCCAGCAGGGATTTTTACTGCACCTGTGCTAGTAAATGTAGCAGTACCGCTTGCGGAAAAGGTAGTAAAAGCACCAGTTGTACCGCTAATTGCTCCACCAGTAATTGCCACATTATTAGCGTTTTGCGTAGACATCGTACCAAGACCAGCCGTAGATGCAGTTACTTGAGCAACTGTGGCGGCATCAGTAGACGCTATTCCATTGGCAAGACCAGTAATACGGTTAGCACCCATCTGTAAGTTACCAGTAACAGGGGTTTGACCGTCTGCGGCAACTGAACCTGTCATTGCGGTAGCTAGGTCTGTAAGGGTGTTATTAGCCCAAGTAGAAGATATAGTTGTGCTAGTTACTACTGGGTTACCAGCAGGTAGGGAGTATGTACCCGATCCGTTTCTACTCATTTTGATTCCTCTGTAATTTCAGGTTTTTGTGCAGTGTAACCACCTAGCAAAGAATTTACTATAGCTTGGCTTTTAAGTGATTTAGGCCCAGTTCTTGCCAGTTGTTCTAATTTATTGACAGAATCAGGATCAACTAACATTTCTGCTAATTTTTTAGAATTGTTGCCCATTTGATATTCTTCAAAAAACTTTGCAACACGGGATGGTTGTAATGGGGTAGCTACTTTGCTAAGTATGCCGCCACCCATTTCCTGCCGAGCCATTTCATTAAATGTAGTTGCACTGTTAACAGGTAAACGCTGGCCTTGTGCTTCCATTGTGTCCATGAACTTTTCAAAACCTTGCCAAGCCTGCATACCGCTTGATTCTGTAATAAGGGTACGCAAATTGTCACGCTGTTGTTTATTACCAGCAATATTAGCTACAAACTTAGGGCCACCCATTTGATTAGGGCCACCTTGTAAGTTTTGAGCACTTTCGTTAAAAGTAGCTTCTAATTGTTGGCGTACAAAGCTAGGCAAAGCTTCAGGGTCTTTTCTACGCAATAGTTCTACAGTGCGTTTAATGTCAGCAGGGTACAAAGAAACAGGTTTTTGTGGCATTAACACTTGTGCCGCATCTGCACCTTCGGCAATTTGTCCTACTGGCCCTTCACGCAATGGATTTAATTGTGTTTTTTGAGCAACCTCAAATTTACGGCTTCCTTGTGCATAGTCAGGTGAAACTCTGTTAAGAAAGTCATCTAATTGACGGTTTGCTGACCAAGTAACACGGGCGGCATTTTTTTCTGCACCAGTAACAGGATTTGTTTGAGTGTTGAATTCATCATCTAAATATTGTTTTGCGGCAATTAATGTTTTAACTGAATTGGCAGGTTCATTTTTTAAACCATATTTACCGCTAGAACGCACTGCTTGCACTGCATCAGCAATTTTAGGATTCTGCATCATGCCTTCAATATCAATATTAGGCACTGCTTGTTTGCCAGCTTGCTTAAAATAAGGATCAACATTAGCTGTAAGGGAAGTTTCAGCCCCTTTTATTAGTTTTCCAGCAGTTTTTTCTAAGTTAAGCGGTGTTGCGTAGCTAGGTATTTGACCAATATTAAAAACAGATGATTCAAACGCTTGGCGTTGCCCAGCAGGGCGGTTAACCATAAAGTCATTCATTGTTGGCATACTGCTTTGTGCATTTTCCACAAAACGCTGTGTACCAAGTAATGCTTTATTGCCAGTTATTTGTGCAATTGCTTCAGCACCAGTAATAGGCGAACCCATACGGGCTGATTCTTTCATTAACAAATCAGCCATTTTTAATTGGTCAGGGCTTACATTACGCAAGCCTTTATTTGCAATATCTGCGGCTGTGCTACGCATAGCGTAAGGTGCACCAGCTAATGCTGTAGTACTACCTGTGACGGCAAATTGGGCTAATGGGTTGTCAATACCAGCACTTTTTAAAGTTTCTGAAGTTGTACCACCTACAATGCCTTGTGTACCTGTCATAGCAAGTTGTTTGGCAATGTCTTTGCTTGCATCAGGTAAAGACTGTGTCAAAAGGCTTTTACCAGTTCTTGCAGGGTTAAAACCGCCACCAGTGTACATTTGGGTAGTAAAGTCAGCTACACGCCCAATAGGGGTGTTAAATTCAGCTTCAGGCTTAAATACGCCTTTTTCGGTTAAATAGGTTTGCAATGGTGCAGAAGCACGGGGTACTGGCATATCAGGTGTAGTTGCGTACTGGTACAGGCGTTTGACATTTTCAGGTGCACCGACTAGCAAATCAAAAGCACTAGTTATACCTTTACCAGCACTTTGAGCTAATTTACGGCCTACCCCTACTTGTGGGCGATCATACAATACGCTTTGCCCTGCACCCTCTTGTTGGCCAGCACCTAAAGATTCTTCCGCTTTGGCTTCACGATAAGCGTCAGCAACGGTATTGAATTTGTCAGTACCTTTTAATGCTTCGTTTTTAACTAGCCAATTTGCGTAATCTTCTGCACTTGCCATTATTTTGTATCTCCAATAATTGCATCTGCTTTAGTCCTATTTGGGCTACTACTTCCTACTGGCCCAAAAATATTTGGGTTTACTTCAATTTGGTAATACGGTAAAGAATTTGGACTATCTTTAGCTAAAGCCGACATCATAGATTGGTGCTGGTCGTAAGTAAATTTAGCTGATCGTTTTGCCGCAATAGCTAATTGCTTGATTTCTGCCCCAGTTAAAGATACATCACCTGACATTGCTCTTTGTGCCAATGCACCTTCAGATTCAGTAATTGCACCTTCGCCACGCATTTGTTTACGGCCTTGCAATGTGAGTTGTGCTAAACCTTGAATTGCTTGGCGTGTATTGGCAATTTTTTGTTCAGCAGTATCACCAGTTGCACCAAGCATTGAACCAATTTGTGCCAATTGAAGTTTTTGGTTAGCACCAGCACCAGTAAATATTTTATCGGTATCAACGGCTTGAATAATTCGGTTTGCCGCATCTGCCTGTTGAATTGCACCACCAGTTGCAGTTTTGGAAGCAATTAACATTGGCTGAATATCACTAACGCTCTTACCAAGCATATTGCTAAAGTCATATTTATTAGCACCTGAACTAGCTTTTGATTCAACCAAAGTTTTTGCGTAAGCCGCTTGTTGTGCAGTCCATGTCTTAGGATCAGCAGGCAATTGACCGATTGCAATGGCGTATTTAATGCTATCAGGTTGCTTTCCAGCACCTTGATAAATGGGTTGCATTGTAAATTGGTCAAGCAATACATCATCAACGCCAACTTTCATTGGGCCTTCAGTTAGCTTGGTAAACGCCATATTCTGTAATCTTGGGGATGCTTTAGGATTTGCCATCAAGTTTGCATAAGCACCTCTTGGATTTGGTTCTATGGCGGCTATGGGTTCTTGTATAGGAATATTGCCACCAGTAGGCGTTGGGCCAGCTTGTGCAGGGAACACTTGAGCGGGTCTACCTTGTTTTTCTTGCATAAAGTCAGCCATAGCAGAAGTTTCATCTGCTCTTAATTGTTTGGCTAAATCTACTTGTGCTTGATTAGCTTTATCAATGCCTCTTTGACCAAAATACATATTGGCTAAACCAGCAAGGTTTTGCGTGATGGAAGGAGCAACATAATGCCCACTAACCATCTGACCTTGTGGCTGTTGCATACCTTGTTGCATCAACATTTCAGCCATTTTTTGTTGGCGTAAAATCTGTTGCTGTTGCAACATTTGTTCGGGGGTGAGAGTTCCCATATCAGTTGGCATAATTAATCCATTCCTGTGCTAGTTGTTGGCACTTTACCTTGACCAAATCCACCGTACACATTTTCAGCACCGTATTGCATCATTTGGGGAATAGAACTAGCGTAATTACCTAGCTTGTTTGCCAAACTTTGTTTATTTGGATCTTTATCACGCAACATAGAAGCTAAAGCCATAGGATTCATACCACCGCCCTGAGATTGCCCAGCTTGGTTCATTAGTTGATTTTGCTGTGCAAGTGCCGCCTGTTGATTAGCTTGTTGCTGTCCAATATTTTGAAACACGGGTTGCAGTCCACTAACATCTTGCATTGGTTGTGGCATTAGGATATAGGGATTCATAGTAGTCCGTAATCTACGACTTTATAGCCGTCATTTAAGGTTTTAACTGCGTAAGGATAAACTTGTTCTACTTCTTGAGCCATGTAGCCGTAATGAACGCCTGATCCAGCTAATTCGTGGTCTTTAAACTCAGGTTTATATTCATACTTATATATTGTCAAGCCATTGCGATCAACACCAATTGCTTCAATGTTTTCTTTAGTGCGTATATCTGACATTAATGCCGCACCGCCAAGACTAAATAAACCGCTTGTCATTGCATTGTTTGCCGCATTTTGAGCATTAGCCGCACCCATTTGGGCGTTGTAACCCATTTGTGTAGCACCTAAAATATCAGCACCAGCCGTGTTAGCTTGCATTGCAGGGTTTACAAAGGTTGGGCTTTGCACTTGAGCACCTGAACGAACCGCATTAAGCGTGTTAATAGGTTCGTTACGCTGATAAGCTAATTCATTAAACCCTTGCTGACGGGCTTGTTGACCAACACCAAAACCTTGCGTGGTTGCTGTTGCCAACAAATCATTTTCACGCTGAGATTGAGCCAACATTGCTCGTCTGTACGCTTCAGATCCTACGGGAATACCCTGATTAGCAAGTTTTACATCTAATGCTTCACGCCCTTGCTCAATTTGCGGCTTAAGGCGTTGCATATAAGCATCTTGGTACGATTGACTTGGATTAAACCCTGTAGAAACTAATTTGCTAGTATCAAAAGGTTGATTAATCATGTTTTCTACATAACCAAGACCTTTTTGACCTAATTGACCAGTACCAATACTTAATTGATTTTGTATATCTAATAGTTTTTGTTGATCGGGAGCAAGGGATTGCGTAGCCTTCCACATTGGATTGCCAAACTTATCTTCGCCTGAAACTTGATATTCAAGCGAACCATAAGGCGTGTATTGATTTACACGATTAGCCGCAATATTGGCACGGGCGGCATCTAAGTTGCCCTGTGCTGTTTCTTTTGCCGCACCTGCGTAATCGGGTGGCGGTGGAGCACTAGCCGATTTTCCCATATCTTTCTCCTAAAAATCTACACTTGTCTTTTGACATTACAAAAAACAACAAATCTCCAGTAGGAAAAACATCAAGTAATCGTGCTTGTTCCTCAAACCCCAATTTCTTGACAAACTCTACCGACTTGTCGTTACTACTTACTACTGGGGCAATAATCTTATCTACCCCTAATTGTACAAAAGGATAATTAAAAATGGTATGTAAATATTGCCTATTTAACCCTTTTTTTAAGTAAATATGGCAAGTTACCGATTTTTTATTAAAGTCCTCGTACCAAACTACTGCTTCTATTTCATCTGTTACCCACCCAATTGTCCTAGAATTTTCAGGTGTCCATACCATGTTTAACTCTTGGGCGATGAATGGCCCTAATTTATCCTTGTCAAAACATAGCACTACAGCACTCCACCTTTTTCCATTACATAGTCGGTTGATGCCCAATGAAACTCAATACCTTGCGATGCAACATTTATGTTAATTGATCCAGCAAAACCTGTTCCTGTAACGCCCTGCCAAAACTTAGTAGTAGTTAAAGTTCCACCCCAATTTGCATCATCCCAAAGAGAAGTGTCCCAAACACCCACATCCAAAGTGGATGGATTAAAGGCAAGCTGGTTAGTTAATGGTACTGTGTCAAAATCCGTGCTAATACCGCACAAAACAGTCGGCAAGCCGTTATCTGTCTGTAGTATAGGGCGTACTAGGGTAAAGCGTTTTAACTGCCCACGGCTTTCAAAATAGCTATAGGCTTGCTGTGCAGTTGCAACAATATTTGCACCGTTATCTGACGGTTGGGTATAAAACTCACCAACATACCCACTTGCCCCAAAGAAAATTCTGTTGTTTCCTGATACTTCCCAGCAAAGTGCGTTTACCCCTGTAAATCTAGCCCAAGACTTTGTAATCGTGTGCATTACATACTGCTCAAATCCTGTACCAGTAGGGATGTTAAGAATCAACATATTTTCACTAGCAAAATAGGTAATTTGCCAGCCAAATGAAGCGTAAAAAACAGTAGCCGCTTGGCTTACAGCGTAATAAATCTTGTCGGTCAGGTTAATTCTTGGGTCTAAGCGTGAAGATTGCAGGGCGGCAGACATTGGCACTAGACCGTCTTGGGTCAGTAATAACAAGTCACCACCAAACTTAAAAAAGCACCGTCTAGCAAAGGTTTGACCCATCTGCCAAACTCCAACCTCACTCCAAGCATTAGAATCGCTAGGGTTTGTACCCTTGTAAACAATAACTTCACCCATACTGGTTACAAATGCGGATAGGTCATCTACGCCATAACCTGCATCTAAAGTCCATGTACCCATTGCTTGCAAAAAGCCACCTGATCGGGCAATTGATCCTAATGGGAAGTCTAATGCCGCACCACCAATAGATTCCACGGGTAGATACCAAAATGTCATGCTGTCTTTTTGTACAAAAAACAGCCTGTTTTGACACATATTGACATTCACAAAAACATTGCTGTTTACACCTGTAATACCTAAAACTGTGTAAATTCCTACGACAGAAGCATTAGCCGCAGGTGCGGTAGCCATTGTGTAAGTAAAGGTTGAAGCACCTGTTACGGTAATGGAATAAGTACCGTTGTAATTTGATTCTGTAGCACCACTTATAGTGACACGGTTACCTGTAACAAGTCCGTGCGGTGCGGCAGTTGTCAAAGTAGCCGTAAGGTTACCTGTACCGCCCCGTGTAATTGTCAGAATAGTTTGTGCCGTAGTCGTGGTAGCCATCTTGCACCAGCGTGTACCGTCATAAACCATCGCGGCATCTTGACCATTTACGGCAATAATAAAGTTACCACCATCGGTACTAATCATGCAATGCTGAAATTTACTGTTAGTCAAACCAGTAAATACAGAAGTTGCGGTAGAAGTTGATGCGTTATAAATTACTCCGTTGGCAACGGCAAAAAGCGTATTTGTGCCATCATAACCAGCGTAATTCATTAGGGTTTCTACATTACCCGTAATTCCAATAGAAGCCTTGTTATAACCTTTTCTTAGCTGTACATCGGTAGGCGTAGGAAAAAAATTAACTAACTGAACCGCATCTAACGGTTGCATTTCAGCTAACGAATCCCTAGCGTTCCAGCCCCCAATTGGGGAAGCTAGAGAAGTTACAGCGGCCGTGAACTTCTTAGCGACAGCCATTATTAAGAACCGTAGCCAGTATCAGGAATGTTTGCCCAACCAATAAGCACGGCACTCGGAGCAGGTGCAAATGATAGGGTTGCTGATCCTTTATCGTTAGCTTTGGCTATTGATAAGTAACGCATATAGTCTTGTTGCAATGCAGTAGTATCAAAAGACTTAATTTGGAAGTATTTAAGTTTAGTCAACAATACGATGATTGAATCATCTAATACGGATGTGTCGCTATCAACAGTAAAGCTATTCTTTACAGCACCAGCGGCACTTCTAGCCCAGCCCTTAGAACGATACTCAAACCCTAGATATTCTTGGGTGTTGTATGGCGGCCAAATTTCAAACTTGTTACCCAAGATTCTCCAACGAACTCGTGGGCCTGTTGAGATATAACCTGATTTTAGCCATTGCCATTGTTGTGCATCAACAGGGCCAAGCATCTGCCAATGTTTTGTCTTATCCCAATGGGTGTTATCTGTAATGGTTTCGTAATCAGCAGGCAAAGGGTAGATAGTACGGCTAAATGTAACCGAACCGCCCACGGATGTTGCAGAAGCTAATTGGGTAGTATTTAAGCTAGTTGCACCAAGAACTGTATCAACATAGGTATCTTGCGGAATACTTGTGCCAACAATAGAATAATTGCTGTCCAGACCTGCGGTACTAGGAATGTTGCTTAATAAATAGCTGTTATTCAATGTATCGCAGGTTGTGGTTATTGCAGTTGTGTAAAACCGATATTCCAACTCCAATGCTTGCCAATCGTGTTCCTTAATCAAGTCATACCCAGCACGGTTCATTAACGCAAGAATCTGTTGCACATCTTGGTTCGTGTTCCCTGCTACATAAGTAGGTACGGCTAAGTTAAGTTCAGCGGTAACTTGCTGGACTAATTGGAGCATTGTTGATGACATATTAGGCTTCCTCTGTGGCTACCGCTTTCTTACGGGGTTTTTTTTCACCAACAGCGGCAAGTATAGCGGCCATTTGATCTTGCATTTTAGCCAGCTTTGCATCTGTTTCTTGCTTCATTTTAGCAGTTTCTAGATCTTTTTTGGCAAGTTCTTCTTTGAGAGCGTTAATTTCACTTTCACGCTTGTCTGTTTCTGCCGCATTGGTAGCTAGATTTAAAAATGCCTTTGCCTTGTCACGGAACGCAAAAGGTGACATTCCTGCCGCCATTCCCATACGCTGTAACTGCTGATCTGACGCACCTGCAATAGCTTCTACGGTAAAAAACTTTATAGCCCGTAGTTCTTCAGCTTGGCTTTTTGATACTAAAGGCCATTCTGCGACAGGTGTTCCAACCACTTCTTCGTCATTTGCACCAACTCTATTCATATAGTTTGCCCATTGGATAGGAAAACGCTGTTTGTGCTGTTGAAGTGCGTAGGTGTCTATTTCAGTAAGAGTATCGCCAGCAACGCAAATATGTACGAAATCAAACTCTTTGTATATTGGTCTGCCAGCATCTATTGATTCTTGCTCTTGTTGTATGGGTTTTTTGTAAAAGCGTACTTGTAAGCGTGAATCTGCTCCATGCTCATCTGAGGGTAGTGCCATTTTTAAATCTCCTAAGTAGTTAGGTAAAAGTTAAAAGAAAAAAGGGGCTATCTTTTTGAGATAACCCCTCGTTTTTACTACATTTTAGCGTTTTAAGCTAATCAAACAGAAGCCTTGCTGAACCAACCATAATCGCCTGAAGCCATTGCGACTGTTGGTGACAAGTAAGTACCAGCAGAACCAGTTGCAACAAAGGTTGATGCGTTTACTGAACAAGTAGCTGTTGAAGCTGTAATAGCCGCACCTGCTACTGCCCATACATAACGCAAACCATCGTTACCAAAAGTCTGAGCACCTAAAGGGCCAAAGTTAGCAGGAGTGCCTTGTGCCGCTAATTCTGTTGCGGTTTGTGTATCTACAAGATCTACACCTGCGATGGGTAGGGTTGAATATGCCATGATAATTCCTTTTCTATAAGTTAAGTAGATTTAATAGATACGATTAAGTACCTGTCAAAATACCTTGCAATGAGCAGTTAGAAGTTGTCAAGTTACCAGCCCAACCATATAACTTCACGATTGCATCTTGGTTGATTGATTGACGCTCACCACCGATAGGAACGAAATTACGCTCTTTATGTGGGCGGAAGAAGATGTAATTAGTATTCAAAAGATACATATACAATGCGTTCTCTTGAGCACCAATACCACCACCTAATACCACATCAGCGGACATACCGCCACCGTAGAACTTCAATGATGCAAAGCCAGCCGCACCTTCTTCAACACCAGCAATACGCTGGATAGCTTGCAAAGAAGCCACATAGCGTTGATACAGAGTGTTACCAGCGATGATTAAGTCAGTCTTATCAGTTCCACGAACGGACTTGATAGCGGCTGTAGTCATTGCGGCTTGGATCAAAGCGGATGAATCAGCACCAGTTGTTGCTTGGTTTCTCCAGAACGTAAAATTGGCTCTATTAATTCCTCCGTACGTTCCTGTTGTTGGTGAAGTGCTAACAGCGGCCGCTAAACCTGTAATGTTCTTACCGCCATTACCTGTACCGTCACCATAGATGTCAGTAGAGATACGGTTTAACAAACGGGCTTCAGAAACTTGCATACGACCATCTAACAGGTCAATGATTGCTTCTTTGGAACTGTTTTGCAACATTTCTAGACCACTCATTGTCACAGAATCAGCATACTGAGTAATGCTGTACTGAGCCGCAGAGATAGGGCTATCAGGGGTGATGTTCAATACTTCGTAGCCACTATAAGAGTTAGCGTTGTTAGTATTTGGATCGTTGTACATGATTTCTTCCAAGATAA